ATGAAAAAAATCATTATCTCGTTATTACTACTGGCAAGTTCAGGGGCCGCGCTGGCTGCGCCACAGGTCATCACCGTCAGCCGTTTTGAGGTTGGCAAAGATAAGTGGGCGTTTAATCGGGAAGAGGTGATGCTGACCTGCCGTCCGGGTAACGCGCTGTATGTCATCAATCCCAGTACGCTGGTGCAATACCCATTGAATGATGTTGCCAGACAGCAGGTAGAGAGTGGGAAAACTACGGCGAAGCCAATCGAGATTATCCAGATTGACGACCCGGCGAAACCGGGCGAAAAAATGAGCCTCGCACCGTTTGTGGAGCGTGCAGAAAAGCTCTGCTAATTGTCAGATGTAGCGTTCTGATTTCCAATAAAAAACCGCAAGGCTCGCTCAGGAGAACTTGCGGTTTTTACGTTTGGATGTGTGACAATCGTCCTTTTTTTCAGGCCTCTTTAGTCGCGGACTGGAAAACCTGGCGCTGTCATCTATTCTTAAATGGCAGGGTAACTTAGCCTGCATTAATGCCAACTTTTAGCGCACGGCTCTCTCCCAAGAGCCATTTCCCTGGACCGAATACAGGAATCGTATTCGGTCTCTTTTTATATTCTTGTTTTCGTTGGGTTTTTTCGGTGCTTTCACGAAATCCCACGAAAATTACTCGAAATTTCCATATCCTGTCTAAACCATAACATATTCTGCACCACGTGCGTCCAGGTATTTTTTGGTCATTGTTAAATTTTTATGCCCCAGCAGCCTCTGTGCGAAATCCTCTCCGCGCTCCCTTTCATAGAGTCTACTCGCCAAACTCCTGATTTCATGGAACGGAGGAGGGTTGGGGCCAAACTTTAACTCTGTAGAATCCCTGATATCGGAAAACGCTTGAGTGATTCCGTCCGGAGTTAACGGGCCTGGCTTCCTACCGCCACGCCTTACCGAAGAATAAATCATGAAGTCTGACGGGTTGTTTTTACGACAACGGTCGATAACATCCTGCAGTACCAAATCAGCAGAGTCCAGTCGCAAATCAAGTGGCAACGCCAATTTGTGACCTGTCTTTTCCTGCGTGACAAACAACCTTCCATCCCTGATATCGCTGAATCTGAACAACGATACGTCCTCTCTTCTTTGTCCGGTGACAAGTGCAAGGTCACATGCATTTGCAGCCCATTCGGAATGGGTTGTTGCGGCATCTCTTATTATCTCAAACTGTTCAAGCAAAAGACGCTCACGCTTCACTTTTGGTGTCGGCGTTCTTGTCGGCTCTGCCGGATTTCTTTCAATATGCCCCTCGACAATCGCTTCCCTGAAAATATCCAACAACACCGAACGCAGCCCGGATGCCATGCTTTTCTTATCGCAGAGTATGTAACTTTCCAGAAAAGTAGATACGTCCTTCGTGCTGACCGCCGATAACGGCATACGTCCGAATTCATCACTGATAGTGGCGATCTGATTGCGCCTGACCTTCATCGTGTTGGGCTTCAATTCTCTTCGCTCAAGAATTACTTCGTAGCGCTCGAGCCACGCTTTCACCGTAAATGTGGGTGTTTCCTTTATGCGGTCCAGCAGCGCTGATGGAAGGTAATTCTGTTCGATGTAGTTATTGGCTTCGATGGCTTGAGAAATGGCGTCCTTTCTGTCGATCCGGCCAAGAGATAACTCTTGACCGGTAATCGGGTTTCGCCAGCTATAAAGCCTGTCTCTTTTACGATAGGTCAGGTTACGGGGCAGGTTAGCGTCGTAACGAACTGGCCTTTTCGCCATGAGTCAGTCTCTCCAGTAGAGTGCCGCCAGTTGGCAGCGCTAGGTGTTTTGCTTTGTGACGAAGGTTCTTTTTGCTCGGATCCACATAGATGGCGTCAGGCTGAACCTTATATTCTTTGCCGTGAAGCTCCGGGGCAGGGAAAATGCGCCCCTCCCGCGCCCAGCGGCGAAGTGTTGAAAGAGACGGAGGGGTTGAATAAGTTGAATTCGCCCATTCCAGCAGATTAAGAAGCTTGGCCATACTACCTCCGGCTTCCGGCAACTTATTATAGAGCTGCCGGAAAACTGTTAATGAAATATCGTTATCAACTCACCTGACCTGGCAGAGCGCGCAACCGGCGCATACCTGTCATTGCCGTGGCCACGTAGCTCGCCTTACGGTTAACTACCTCAACCCAGACCTTTACGCCTTCAACTCTCACCGTGTACGTCTCTTTCATCTTGCTGCGGCCATAGTCGCCGTAACGTTCTGCATGAGTGGCCAGTGCTATGTCGCATGCCTGACGCGCTAACGGGGATTGCTGATTGGCTCGGTTAATCAGTCGCATTACATCTCCTCAGTGGGAGGGCGAAGCCTCCCGCCTCCCTTAGGCCACGTATTCCGGTTTCATATCCGCCAGGATGATGCTGAACTGATCGTGCAGCTCGTCGCCCAGATGACGTTTCGCCGTTGCAAGAACTCGCTCAACTTCCCCAAACCGTTCAGCTGCATCCGGTTCGTCCGGAGACGGTAGGGAGTTGATCGCGGCTTCAACCTTGTTACGTGAATCAACCAAGTAATAGCGTTTCACTGCCTTATTCTTCAGCTCGGTGAACAGGGCAGATCCGAGCGTGGCCTTCGCGCTTTCGATATCAGCGCGCAGTGCTTTTGCGCTATCAACATCCTGAGCGGCATCGATGCGTTCGCGGAAATCATCAGCCAGTGAGTCGATATTTACCGATGATTCCTGTGCGCTTTGCGTGGTTGTGACGGTGTCACATGCGATTTCAGCAACGCTCGTTCGTTGGGCTGAGCCAGGGTTAATAACTTTTTCTTCTCGTTCTTCGACTTCATCGGCGCTGTAAACACCGAGAATCACATCAGGGCAGTACAAGCGAGCCCAGCGCTTTACCGCGAGATAAGCAAGCTGCTGACGCGGATCACTTGCCCATAGTGTCGAGTTACGAACCTGAGCCTGAGAGAGCATGAGTACCAGTTCGCGTGGTTCATCCTCGCCTTTCATAGTTGCCCACACCCGAATTCCTACACCGGCCTCATCTTTTAAATCCCAACCAGGCGCGATGTACTTATTGCCTTTAGAACTGGTTCTCTCTACAAATCGACCAATGATGTTTTCCCATGGGCCAAACCAATCGTAATGAAGGCGATCTTTTGTAGGCGACATGTTGGTAACAACCGCATTAACCAGTTGAGCTTCGTAACCCAATACTCCGCTATTACCGACGATGTGGGTCTTCTGAGCTACGGCAAACGGGTCCATACCCCATCGTGCGGCCTGCATGACCACAGCCATGCAGGCATCTGGTTTTCCGCGGAAGTGGTCAGGTACAAAAGCGCCACTATTTGCCATCACTGTCGACAAGGTGCGTAGGCGGTCGAAAAGTTCCCCATTAGTCAAAATTGAGATGTTATCGATCATTTGCGTCTTGTTTTCGTTGGTAGTAATTGCAGTAGACATGTTCTTTTCCCCTTATGCCTGAGTACGCAGCGCTTCAAGGCGGCGCAGGTCGAAGTCATTCAGTTCGTCGGTGTAATCAGCGGTGATCGGCGCTGGCCATTCGCCAGTGTCGAAGCCGGTAGCGATAGCGCGCATCGCCTTGCGGTACTCGAGCATGCCCAGTTCCAGCAGTTCGGCTGATGCCTCGATGATGGCGATCCAGTGGTAGTTCTCGTCTTTGTTGACGAAAATCCAGAAGAACTGGTCCAGCGCAGCTGTCTCGCAATACATTGCCGCGCTCAGGTGGTAGTCACGGTCGATGATTTCGCGGTGCAGTTTGGCGCGAAGACCTTCCTGCTTAACGTTCCACATGCTGATGGTTTTCAGGTCGGCACCGATGCGCACGCCGTCCAGGTCGATTTCCAGATCCGGGCGCACACGAACTTCGAGTCCGGTTTCGTCGTCAAATCCAAAGTAGCTCACCTCAACGGCGCGGCTCGGATGTGTCAGCAATTTGCCCGCGGTCGGGTGCTCGAGCAGGGCTTTCTGAATGCTCAGTGCAGTGCTCAGTTGCTGGCGGGTGACCAGCACTTTCCCATGCGGATTCTCGCGCCACGCATCCAACAGCTCGTCGGCGAAGACGGCGTTCGGGTTAACAGACTTTACGGCCTGAATCAGATCTGCTTTGGTACCGGACACTTTAAGCGGCGCCTGCTTCTGCACTTCCTGTGCAACAAGGTCAGGATTGATGATTGCCAACTGCTCGAGTAATGCATCGCGGCTACCGCTGGTTTTCACCTGTGCAGGCAGAGTGGCGTTGTATTCCTTGATGCAGGCTTTCATCGCCGCAGCGGTCTGTTTCTGATCCGCTTCGATACGCTGGTACTCTTCGGGCAGCGACATATAGCTCTGGCCGGTTTCCTCGGCTGAACCACCCAGCGGCACCTGTGCAGGCAAAGTGGCGTTGTATTCCTCTAACAAAGCTTTGATGTCGTCTGCACTCAGTTGCGCTGGCAGGCTGGCGTTGTACTCATCAATAAACGCGCGGATCGTTGCCGTGGTGGTAAATGCGCCTTCCGGAATTATGGGTTCAACGCTAAATTCTTCATCGAGCTGCTCTGGCTGCAACGCCAGTGCATGCACCAGGTTACCCATATCCAGTACAGAAGAGCGTTCTTTGATAATGGTTTTATCTACGTGGCGCGCATTGAAGTACATCAGCGAAACACGTGCGTCTTTCACCTGGGTAGAGCTGATACCGTTGGCCGCGTGATAAACCTCGTTCGGCAGACCTTCATAGCGGCCTGGCTCGAAGTAAGCAGGGTAAACAACAGCTGGTTCGTCAGATTGCGCTTCTGGCTCGGTTTGCGCCAAAACTGGTTCAGTCTGGTTTACAGAATCGCTATTTTGGGCGACAGAATCCGTATTCTGGTTTACATCGGCCTGCTGGCTGGTATGTGACTCTTCACCAGTTTCCAGACTGCTTTCGCCTGACTGCACTTCATCACCAGCCTGTTTTTCATCACTGACAGTTTCTTGAACCTGCACATCGCTGGTGGTCTCCGTAGCCTTTTTCGTGCCATGAGTTGCTGAGTTCTGAAGCAAAGCCGTAACGTCGAATATTCCGTTGCCGACATTTTTAACCAGTTCTGTTTCTGTAGAGTGCTGGCTTGTCTCAGTTTTTACCCATTTCGGATCGTCAGGGTCGCTGATACCTTCGACGAACTCTCCACGCTGAGCAGCAAGTTGCTTACCAATTTCTTCCTTAGATTGGGTTTCGGAGTGGCGAGCCGCGCGTGGATCTTCCTCCCATTCGCTATAGCCGTTCGACTTCTTACCGTTGGAATAGATGCCGTTCTCTGCCAGCCACTTACGCGCCTGATCTCGAAGTATTACAGGACCGATATTCAGGCAGTCAGTCCAGTCAATAGCGCGAGTGACGCCGAAAATGGAGAGGGCATCGTATTCAAGGATGTCGTTAATATGAGAAATGACTTTGATGACTTTTGCCTGCACATCATCCCGAGAATCGATGAGATTTTTCGCCGCTTTTAACTGTTCGATCGTGACTGAACCAGGTTCCGCGTCGGGATACATACGGGCAATACAGGATTCAACATTCAGGTTATAAACTGTTTGAGCAACGGCGCGTTTGTAGCGTTCTGCCGGAACTGGAGGCAACTCTTCTTTTTTCTCTTTTGTTTCCGGTGACACTACTTTGCTGATGCGGTTTCCGGTTGACCATTCTTTTACAAGCAGGCCACGTTCAATATGAGGGGTGTCGAACCATTTTCTAAAAAAGCGGATGACCAGCCCCAGTTCCGGCGTTTTACCATTATTAGGAAATGCCTTTTTGAGGTCATTCACCACTCTGTGTATATCGATTTCCTGTGCTTTCTTAAATGGTTCTACGTTTTCAGCAGCCAGCAGCAGGTTCTGGACGTACGCGTCATCGGTGTCCATCTCAAGGCGGACAATCTCGTTTTTCTGCACGGCATCTACGTGATAGAGATATTCACCATCACCGATGAACTGAGCCAGTACGCGCTGGCGGAATGGCAGGGTGGCAACGACGATTAGGTTCGGTTGCTCTGTCTGCTGAGATTGCTCTTCAGTACCGACTTCACCATCAACGACATTGTTATCTGTCTGGTGGTTTTCTTCCTGTGCCGCATCATCAGCTTTCAATTTCACATTCCAGGTGCGCTGGTCTTCGGCCAGTTCGTAACGATCACACCAGGTGAAATCAACTTCACCTTCTTTTGGCAGACCGTCAACAACCGGGAAATCAGTGCGAATTGGTTTGGTGTAGTCCTTACCACGGCCCGTTTCGATGCCAGCGTCTTCCAGAGCAACATCCAGCATCAGGTTGGCGCGAGCCTCAGTTTTTGCAGTGAACCAGACCACTGCATCTTGCTTTCCGGATTTCTGAGTGGCTTTAACCACATAAAAGAATTCCATGTGAGATCCTCTTTTTTGGGTGTTAGAATCCCCGGACCATTGATAGCGCCCATTGGGTGTGTTTTTGGTTTTGTATAAATTCCGGTGTAACTTTGGTCGGAAGCACCGGACGTACAGGCCCGCCTTGCGCGGGTTTTTACGTTAGGACTCGTGGGCCATCTGATCGTGCGAAGCGCAACGTTTGGAACAATACTCTTTCTCTTTGCGCGCCAGCTGTGAGCCGTTGCGATAGAGAAGTGTGCTTTTGATTACTTCTTCCGGTTTAACCGGCTTGCCGCAGTAACCGCATTTCTTGTCTACCATGACGACCTCCGCTAGTGGCTGAGTCCATGCCCCAGACCGTTCAGATAAACTTCAACCAGCAAATCCTTGGTGTAAGTCATCTCCACGCCGCGATGCAGATACAAACGTCCGCGAGCGTTAGCTGATGCTGTCCAGGTTGAGTCTTTGTGTTTGACGAGCATCCCCGGCTGAACTGCGCCGCGGTTTACTGTCTGTGTACCGTAGTGCTGATGAACCATGATGTTCTCCAGTTTTTCTGAGTGAACTTCGCTGGTGGCGCCGCGGCGCTGATCTTCACGGTTGAGCTTTTTCACACTGCAGTTCACCACCGCGAAGCTCACTTCTGTGCTTTGCCCTTGTCGCCAGGCTGGCGGAACGTTTCTTTACCTGACAACGATGCGCTTGTTGTCGATGGAGATAATACTGCAACATAAAGTTTCACGTGTAAAGTGAAAGAAAGAAAAACTTTCGTTTTGAGGTGAAAAAAAGCGCCTAGAGAGGCGCCATGTGGTGTGGTAAAGATCCCAAGCTATGGTTTAGAGCTGTTGATAATGTCGTAAACGTCGTTTTTTAGAAGCTCAATTTCATGAAGAACCGATTTGGTGTGAAGAATGAGTCGTAGCTTTTCAGCTTCAGGAAGCTGATTAAAGAGCGAAAGGAGTGCTTGTTCTTTATCATCAAGTTCAACTGCTGAAGGCCCAGATACATGAGTTGCCGCACTTTCTTGTTCTGAGTCCATAAAGAACCAGTGCTCAGGTTTCCCCGTTACAGCAGCAAGTCTCTTTAACCGCTCTCCACTGGCTACGTTCCTTCCCTTGGCCCAATTTTGAACAGCCGTATGCGAAAGCATGACTTTTTTAGCAAGGTCAGATTTCGACCAGCCATTTTCAGCCATAACTTGTTGAATTCTTCTAGCGAAGGTCGGGAAAGTGTTTTCGTTCATACGCACATTTTACAACCTAAGGTTTCACTCAGCACTAAAACAATATCTTTCGTTTGTTGAAACATAAACTTTCGTCGTGTATTCTTCGATTCATCATTGAAGGAGAGCACATGAACAAAGAAACCCAAGAAAAAATAAGTAAAGCGGCATCGCGAACTCGTATTGGCAAGCACTTCGGTATTAGCAGCCAAGCAGTCGGGAAATGGATCTATGCGAACGGGGTGCCACAAAAAAGGATTATCCCATTATGTCAGTTCCTCAACTGGCAGGTGACGCCACATGAAATTGATCCGAACGCATATCCAAATCCAACAGACGGTTTACCACGTTAGGAGGTTTCACTATGCAGACACTTACTTATCAGAATGATAGCGACATTCCTCGAGGGGGAATGATAAATCGCGCTCAAACATATAAGGGGCCGTGTCACGAAGATATTCGTGATGCCGTTCGCTCATGGGCGGGTGTAGATGGTCAGGATGTCGTTTCTGCTCTGATCATCGAAGAGTACCTGGCGCAAGGGGGGGACGAGATCACTTTCCCTGATGATCTCAGCCGACAGCGTCAGAAGCTTTTCCGCTTCCTGGATAACCATTTCAACAGTGAAAGATACCGCGATAACGTCCGCCTGCTGACTCCGGCAATCCTCGCGGTTCTGCCGATTGAGTTCCGCAACCGCCTGCTACCAGAAGACAACGTTATGGCCCGACTGGCAAGGCTGGAGAAAGAAACCAGCGAAGCGAAGATTGCCGTCGCAATGGATGCGCCACGTCATCAGAAGCTGAAAGAGTTGAGCGAGGGGATCGTGGAGATGTATCGCGTTGACCCTGGGTTAACCGGTCCGCTGATGGAAATGGTGCAGATGATGCTGGGGGCTATATGACCGGTTCAAAAATGGCGAAAGCCGCGGTGCGCGAACACCAACGGCTTTCAGGTGCAATTCGTTGCGTACTCATTGCGAGGTCATTATGACAAAGAGTTTTTCAAAATACCAGGTAAGGGAGGCATAGCTATGTCGAATGTCGCCTACGCCGATTTTGCGGCGCGTACCGCCGTCAGGAGCAACCGGATGGAGAACCAGAAGACCGGATTCATCCCGTTGTACCGGAGTGTACTGAAGAAGCCCTGGGCTAAAGATGTCTTCCTGCGCACGTTATGGGAGAACCTTCTGTTGGGCGCCGCCCGCCAGCCCTACACGGCAAACTTTAAAGGCCGGCAGTGGCCATTACAAACCGGACAACTGGTGACCACGTCGGCAGATCTCGGGCTGAAATTATGCGACCGAAATGGGGAGCCAACAAGCCGTCATGCAGTGGATCGAATGCTGTCTCTTTTCGTGAGAGAAGGGATGATTTCAACCGCTGGCGAGAAGAGAAAAGGCACTGTAATTACCATCACAAATTTTGCGCATTACGCTCAAAAAATGGACGATTTACCCGCGCATAACGCCGCGCATAACAGCGAGCATAGCCCCGCGCATAACGAACACAGCAATGGCGAGGCTTCGGGAGTGGATGCCGAGCATAACCCCGAGCATAAGGGCGCGCTTAAGCCCGAGAATCATGAACAAGAAGTAATATTAAATACTAACGTATTTAATGTACGTCAGAGAATTTCCAAAATTGTTCCTGATGCAGCTGTCCAGACTCCGAAAGGTGACAAGTGGGGGACATCTGACGATCTCCGTTGTGCAGAGTGGATGCTGGCGCTGCGCGACATCACCAAACCATCCCTGAAAAAACCGAATATAGCTGGCTGGGCGAATGATATACGCCTGATGCGCCAACTGGACGGACGCACCCACAAAGAGATTTGTGAGCTGTTCCGATGGGCCTGCAAAGACTCGTTCTGGTACAAAAATATTCTCTCCCCCGCAAAGCTCCGCGCCAAGTGGGACACGTTAACCCTTCACAGCGAAGACACTACCCGTAAGCCACGCATAGATGTCAGCGCAAACAAATCCGAAACTGGCCCGCACTGGAACAGTCCTGAAGCATGGGAGAAATTTTTATGACCCCGGATCTTTATCGTGCAATTCAGAATCGCGACAGCGAAATGCTATCACGCATGGCTGGAGATTCTTACGACGGACGCAAGGTTGTTAACGCTGACGCTGAAAAGCTGGTGGATATGCTTTTTGAAAACCTCATGCAGGTATTCCCGGCATCCACTCAGACGAACCTACGTACTGATGCTGATATCCGCGTTGCAAAGCAGCAATGGATCGCGGCTTTTGCTGAGTCAGGCATTACCTCCCGGGAGCAACTTTCCGCCGGGATGCAGAAAGCCCGATCCAGCCAGTCACCGTTCTGGCCGTCGCCGGGTCAGTTTATTTCGTGGTGCCGTGAGGGGAGTGGTGCGCTGGGGGTCAGTGTGGACGACATCATGAGCGAATACTGGCGCTGGCGGAAACTTGTTTTTCGCTACCCGACCAGTGAGCAGTTCCCATGGAAGGATAAAAACCCGCTGTATTACCACGTCTGCCTGGAGCTTCGCCGTCGTGGAACAGAGGGACAGTTCAGTGAGAAGGAACTTGTCCGAGCCGCTGGTGACATCCTGCATGACTGGGAAAAGCGAGCACTGTCCGGTAAGCCGGTACCGCCAATCCGTCGCGCACTTGCAGCGCCGAAAGCAGCTACTGGCCCAACGCCTGCAGAAATGCTGATGGCTCAGTACAAACAACGCAAAAACGCCGGTCTGGTCTAATGGGGGAAATCACTATGGCAAGCAAATCACTGTGGGCGATCGTCGATTTCCTTCGGGTTAACCACTGCATCACGCCGCGCCAGGTTCAGAACCTGCTGGGGTGCGACTGCAAGAAAGCACACAACCTGCTGCTTCACCTGGTACGTAGGGCGGTAGTAATCCGCACTGGCGAGCCGCATCGCCCGGTCTATTCACTTCAGCCAGGTGGGGAGCTGAACATAAAGCAGCTCAAATCGAACATGAGCAAAAACATGGTCACATCAGTTTGCCGCACAAGTCCGGCTATGCAGCGTGTACTGGCGTTTTACGGGAGAGCATCAGCATGAAACCAACATACGAAGAACTTGAACAGCAGGTGCTCGAACAGGCGGTACAGCTCGCTAACGCCGAGAGCAAGTGCAGGGCGCTGGCTGCGGAGAGTGCGGAGCTCAAAAGCTTCATCGTTAGCGACTGCCATGTCACTCATTTTGAGCAGGGAAATTTCTACGACGAGGAGGTTGTATTTGCGTCTTTACTATCACCCATCACATAATTAAGCAAGCACTAAAGTTGATTCTGTATCGTTAATTATGGGCTGGATTTAGATTATGAAGGGGTTATATTACAAAATATGGATTGAGGAGTCTAAGATATTTTATAAAGTATCTATTTTAATCCAAAGGCTAAAATAAATCCACCCGAAAATTAAATTGTTTATGATTCAAATTGCTATGCCTATTGATATTGTTAGTGAACTAACTTTTCTGCTGGAAGTATAAGATAATTCTTATTTGCTCTTTGTAATATTTTGCAACAAAATATAGGCATATTCATGGTTAACCAAAAAACGGAAAAACCTTAAAATTGTTATGTACTATAGAACATACATGCGCTCACTATCTAAACCTAACGAAAAGACTAGTAAGTCTTTGTTTTGGATGCCTAAAAACCTGCATGGCTGCAACGTAACTAGTGAAGTTTAGACTGGCGAGGATTTGCCAGTCATGTTTTACGGGTTAGGTTTAATACTCAGCTATCAGAAAATCTGGAATAAAATAAATGAATCGTATTTACAACGTTGTTTGGAACCATTCCCTTATGGTATGGACTGTCGTATCGGAATTGGGCAGAGGAAGGACGAAATGCTCATCTCCAAAAACGGTCTCAATATCTAGGATAAATGCGAGCCTGGTTGTCTCAGCAATGATTGTAGTGAGCGGTAATGCGCATGCATATGATGTTAATGGATATACTGATTTTAATACATCGACCTCTATTTCTGACGGCCTACAGTGGAACGGTACTGCAACAGTACAGGTAGATCAGGGGGCTGATGTTACTGTTTCAAATGCATCAGGTAGCTCAGCATTGAATATGAACCCTGCCGCTGGGGGTTATACTTCTCTATGGATGAATGGTGGTACGCTAACCGCTAGCGATAACGGCAGTCTATTGATGGGCACCAACAGCATGTTGCAAATAGGGGGAGCTCAGATAGGTGGGTTGACCTCAGAACAGTCTGGCGGTTCTGCAGGAACGCTGTCTGTTGGTGAGTTAAAAACGGTATCAGGGGCAACGAATGCGACATTATGGATGTTCGGTTCTGCCTCATCGACAGCGAAATTATATGCAGACAGCATTGATCTGGAAGCTGACAAGAATGATTTGTTTATTTCTAACCCTAGCAGCTCGGAGTTGGGGGCAGAGATCAACGTAGTCAACGATATGACAGTAATTAATAAGGTTGGAGGAAGCTTCCTGTTAGTTGGCAATTCCCAGCTAAATGTTGGTGGGAATCTGTATCTTGATACAACCAATGGTTCATTTCTCGCGACTAATAATAGTAACAGCAGTGGCATCAACGTTGGCGGTGATCTTACATTGACAAACAATACTCAGCTATCTTCTGATATAAATTCGGTAAGTACAGAGGCTGGGATATATTCTACTGTTGTAAACGTTGATGGTGATATCAATGTCATAGGGAAAAATGTCGGCGGTACTGGGCTGCAGATTATTAATGGTACTGGTACAGGCATAACCACTCTTGGCGACTTTAATATATCGTCAACAGTGAGTGGAAACACAACCGATGTGATTTTTGGTCATGCTGCCAAAGTGACAAGTTACCAGGATATTACACTTAACAGCGTAGCTGGTGGAGCAACAAATCTTTACATTGGCGATTCCAAGTATGGTGCCCCTACCGATATTTCAGCTAAGAGCATTGATATGACAGGTGCAGGGGACAATAAGGTCATATTTAACAATAATATAAATAATCCGACCGGCAGCGGCTATTTATTTGATGTTGCAATTAACGGTAATGGTTCCGTTGAGCAGCAATCTGGCCACACGACTCTTAGTGCGGCTTCCAATTTCACTGAGGGCACAGTCATCAGCGGCGGTTTGCTTTCCATTGCTAACAACCAAGCTCTGGGTAGTGCGGGCGTCGCTATTAACACTGCAAACAACGATAATACCAAAGGACTCGATATTGCCTATACAGACGGGTCGTCGTTTGGAAATCAACTATCAGGTTCAGGATATACAACAGTCTCTGGGAAAGCGCGCATCGTTGGCTCTAACCAGGCCTATACAGGTAGCTGGAATATCACTGGGACTGCGATAACAGATGAAGGTGTGTCTTCAACCGTCAATAATTTTGGTACTGGCGAAATCCAAATTGCTAGTAGTGGTACCCTGATAGCGCAAACCGCAGGCGCGTTTGATTTCATCAATAAGTTGGTCGGGGATGGCACTCTCATTGCAGACAATAACAATGCCGAGTTTAAATTTACCGCGGGTACTAGTGATCAATTTGCCGGGGATGTTGTTTTAAAAAATAACACTTTTGATCTGGAGAATACTAATACAACAGCACTTACTAATGCTACGTTGCATATTGGTACTGGAAACGCAACTACGGTAGGAACTGGCGCACAGAATATCGGTGGTCTTACCTTTAACGGTGGAAAACTCATTTTTGGTGATGTTAACCCTGGTGATACCACCAGCGATAGGTACATTGAAACCAGCAAAGAACTTAATTTAACTGGTAACGGTCAGATCCAAATCACTGACGGCGGACCCTTTGAAAATATGCCACAAACGCCGAACACTACTTTACCGTTGTTACAACAGGATAGTGCTGGCGTAATGGTTAAATTAGCTGGATCCAATGGTACGGTAACGGGCGACGGCGGTAATCTTTCCTTCATAGACCAGAACGGTGATGTTATTTCTCAGCCGGTGACTTCCGATATCACTCAAAATGGAGAAACGGTTGCGAAAGGTACTTATGATTACCGCCTCACCAGTGGTGATAATGCAGATGGCCTCTACGTAAACTATGGATTAACTGAGGTTGAATTGCTGGCACAGGCTAGTAATGCTTTGACGCTGAATGCTGAAGGTAATACCGGAAATGCTGCAGACCTAAGTGCCAAAATCACAGGAACCGGAGATTTGCGCATTGATACTGATACCGATGTTAGCTTATCCAACAGTGATAACAGCTACAGTGGTCTTACTGATGTGGTCGCCGGCACACTGAAAATGGGCAATAACAACGTTCTGGGTCAGACCCGGTTACTGAATATTCGTAGCGGCAGCCAATTTGATATGAACGGCTACGCTCAGACATTAAAAAATATCCAGACTGAAGCTGGGAGTGTTCTCGACTTTAACCAAGGCAGTTTGACCGTCAGCAACGGTACGATTGCTGGTGATATGATCGGTGCTGGTGACCTTACAGTAACGGGAGGTGCAGTTACTGTTAGTGGTAGCGGTTCAGGAATGACTGCGAAAACAACCATCGATTCTGATGGCATAATCCGTATGTTATCTGCCGATGCACTTGGTAGTGGTGATGTGGATAATCAGGGGTTACTTGCACTTGGGGAAAGCACAAGTAGTTCCGCGCCCATCGACTACAAAATCGGCTCATTGAGCAATAGTGGTACGGTCAGTATTGGCCATAACGATGCTACGGGTAATGCAGTAGCGGGTACTACACTTACTGTCAACGGCAATTACACGGGAAATAATGGTCACCTGCAATTTAATACCGTACTGGGAAATGATAATTCAGTCACCGATAAATTGGTGATCACTGGCGATACGTCAGGTGATACTTCCGTTAGCGTGACGAATGCCGGGGGCAATGGGGACTACACTCTCAATGGTATTGAAATTATCAGCGTTGGTGGTAAATCTGACGGCACCTTCTCTCAGGCAGGCCGAATTGTTGCAGGGGCTTACGACTACTCTCTGGTTCGTGGCTCCGACGCCAACAGTGGCAACTGGTATTTAACTAACACTATGCCGCCAGTTGATCCTGTAGACCCACCAGTTGACCCATCTACACCTGTCAACCGCCCGGAAGCAGGCAGCTACCTTGCAAATATTGCGGCTGCGAACACGTTATTCAACACCCGTCTGCACGACCGTCTGGGGGAAACGCAGTACGTTGATGCTCTGACTGGTGAGAAGAAAGTTACCAGTCTGTGGCTACGCCAGGTCGGTAGCCATAATAACTGGCGTGATGGCAGTGGTCAGTTGAAAACACAGAGCAACAGTTATGTCGCACAGTTGGGTGGCGATATTGTGCAGTGGTCAACTGATGGCCTGAACAGAGGCCACCTGGGTCTGATGGCGGGTTACGGTAATAACCACAGTTCTACCCGCTCTTCAGTCACGGGTTATGATTCAAAAGGTTCGATAAACGGTTACAGTGTTGGCGCTTACGGCACCTGGTTTGCCAGCGATGCGGATAAAGCAGGGTTGTATGTGGACAGCTGGCTCCAATACAGCTGGTTCAACAACCAGGTTAACGGGCAGCAACTGGCCAGCGAATCCTACAAGTCTAAAGGCTTTACGGCCTCGCTGGAGACGGGTTACACCCAGAAATTGGGCGAGTTTGCTGGCAGCAAAGGGACGCTTAATGAATGGTTTATCCAGCCACAAGCCCAGGCCACCTGGATGGGTGTGAAAGCAGATGACCACCGTGAAGCCAATGGAACCCGCGTTAACAGCGGTGGTGACGGTAACGTACAAACCCGTCTGGGCCTTCGTACGTACCTGAAGAGCCATCATGCAATGGATGACAACAAAGACCGTACTTTCGAGCCGTTCATTGAAGCCAACTGGTTGCATAATACGCGCAGTTATAACGTGAACATGGATAATGTCCACATCAACCAGGCTGGCGCCCGTAACATTGGCGAAGTCAAAGTGGGTGTTGAAGGGCAGATTAACTCTCGTGTGAATCTATGGGGGAATATCGGTACTCAGGTAGGTGATAAAGGGTACAGTGATTCTAGCGCTATGGTGGGTATCAAATATAACTTCTGATGCTATAGAGACGGGGGATACTCTCCGGTCTCTATCTTCCATAATCATTTCAATTCAGCTAATCATTCAAACCCGCTACGGCGGGTTTTCTTTTTTTACTCCTGACAAAAAATTAACAATTTGTGCTCTTAAAACGTTGATCATTTCCTCTCATAGATATACTGTATAAAAACACAGTGCATGCAATGGAGGCCATTATGAAAGTTGAATTAACCATTGATCGTATGAAAGAACTTCCTAAAGGCGCGGTTCCTGCACTGGAGAAAGAATTGCTTAAGCGCCTGAATGATCACTATGACAATTGCAGGCTCACAATCCGCCGTGCCGGTTCAGATGGGTTAAGTGTTTTTGGCGGTGACAAGGACGACAAAAAGAAAATTGAATCAATCCTCCAGGATACCTGGGAAAGCGCTGACGACTGGTTTTATTAGAATTGCGCTTAAGGCTGGCGCGCATTTATCAGAATACCAAAATGTGTATCCCTTTGATGCTGCTGCCGACATTCTTTAATCGCGTCTGTATGTCGCTCAGGGGGATTAAGTGGCAGATGTAGCCCAATCAGGTCTTGCTGATAATTTACGGGTGATCATAACCGATGGGAAAGGTCGGGAGCTTTTGTCTTTCGGACTTGCAGCGGATGAACGCTACATCCTTTCAGCCAAGGCCGGTTCTGTAACTAACAGAAAATTATCCAGAGATGAATTGTACTGGTCCAAAGAAACCATCATGGAAGTTGTAAGGGAGATGACTTCTAAAAATTGACTTAATGCTACGTACCCAATCATAATTCTGTCACTGGCCTGAACAACCAGTAACCTGACAATTATGCGCCACGGGGAATACCATGGCGCACGAACTACAACTCATCAAGCAGTCCTCAGGAATCCTGATCCCCGCGACGCCGGAGACCAGTGATATTTTGCAATCAAAAATCAAACTCGGTGCTGTGCTGGTGGCCGAGTTCCGGCAGGCACGCAACCCGGCCTTTCACCGTCGTTTCTTCGCATTACTCAATCTCGGTTTCGAATACTGGGAACCTACTGGCGGAGCAATATCTTCCAACGAGCGTAAATTGGTGACCGGGTACGCCAAATACCTTGCCTCATTCGGAGGAAGCGAAACTGCTCTTTTTGATGCTGCCGAGCAGTATCTTGAGCAGGTAGCCAGTCGCCGAATTACCAATGGGATCAGCCTGTGTAAATCCTTTGACGCGTACCGTGCCTGGGTAATTGTCGAGGCCGGCCACTACGACGCCATTCAACTACCTGACGGAACTCTTCGTAAACACCCCCGCAGCATAGCTTTCGCCAACATGGACGAAACCGAGTTCCAGCAACTTTACAAAGCCGCGCTCGATGTTCTGTGGCGCTGGGTATTGTCCCGGGCATTCAAGACTCAGCGAGAAGCGGAAAACGCCGCATCGCAGCTAATGAGCTTTGCGGGGTGATGGCGATGAAATTTTCCTGGTTCCACCATCACGAATGCACAACCGAACAGGCCGAAGAACTGGTGGCCAGTTACCGCCGTCGTGGCGCCACGGTAGAACGCAGCCTTAATCGTGACAACATCACCTGGACTGTCAGCGCAACATTACCTGAATGCGAGCATCCGGCGCGTACACCAAGAACCTTTCGACAAAAGGTCTGGGGGTGATTATGGCTAAGTTACCGCGCCGGAAGTGCGCCAACAAAGAATGCCGCCAGTGGTTCCATCCGGTGCGAGACACGCAGACCGTCTGCGGTTATGAGTGCGCCAGCGCCGTCGGGAAAGAGCAGACCAGAAAAGCCCGGGAGGCTGCACAACGCAAAGAGTCTGCCAGACAGCGTGCCGCTGAGAAGAAAGAGCGAGCCGCCTGGCGTCAGCGTAAAGCAGCGGTTAAGCCGCTTAAGCACTGGGAGGATTTAACCCAGCGCGTCGTTAATGACTACATCCGAGAACGTGACCATGACCTGCCGTGTATCAGCTGCGGAACGTTCGACACTGTCCAGTGGGAAGCCGGGCATTACCGATCGCGAGGTAAGGCATCACACCTGCGCTACCATGAAGACAATATCAATAAACAATGTCACCACTGCAATGTGCAACTGTCGGGAAATCAGCAGCAGTACCGCCTTGGCCTTATCGAGAAAATTGGGCCTGAGCGCGTTGAGGCTCTCGAAAACAACAACGTACCGTATCGATACACCATCAAAGAACTCGAAGCTGTCAGGAAGCATTACAGCGCACTGCGTCGCGAGTTAATTAAGAGCAGGGAGGCGGCATGACACCAGAACTGATTGAGGTCCTTCGCGTGCGCTGGCAGCGATTGCGCTTATATCATTTCCCGGGCTCTGTGCTGACGGACTACCGGATACTGAAGAATTACATCAAAACCATAGGCGGTGCTGTATGAATACTCAATTTCTCGAATACGTGCGCCAGCAGCTGATGGTGGCCACCGCCGATTTAAGTGGTGCGACGAAAGGGCAGTTAATGGCCTGGCTTGAGAACGCGCAGTTCGATACCGGTACCTTTAAGCGGAAGAAGATGAAGGTGAAGGATGAGGTTACTGGCGAGATGATAACTCAGGATAACCCGCCAATCCCCGGTAAACAGTCGCATGCCAAGGGATCGCATATTCCGCTGGTACAGCCGGTTGAATACTCCACTGCATCGTGGCGCCGTGCACTGATGGCGCTCGAAGAACACCAGAAGGCCTGGCTGCTATGGAACTATAGCGAGAATGTGCGCTGGGATAATCAGGTGCTGATTACTCAGTGGGCGTGGTCGAAATTCTGTGAACATCTGGCCGGGAAGAGGGTGGCGAAGAAGACCGTCGAACGGTTGCGACAGCTTATCTGGCTAGCGGCACAGGATGTGAAGGCTGAATTGGCTGGGCGCGATGTCTATCAGTATGGTGATCTGGCTGCGCTGGTGGGGGTTAACAAAACAAACTGGTCTCAGAATTACGTGGAACATTACGGCGCAATGATCAGCCTGTATAAGAGACTAGATTTTCAGGCATTACATCATGTTTCGCGATCACGTTCACAACAAAAGGCGGCAAATTATCAGCAAAATATTGCAGAAATGAACTAATTAGCATGTATTTCGTGTAAATCTGATATTGTGCCATTGTTGTATGCACTGGCAGTAAATGAGTTTTCAAGCCTGAGGTTAACGCCTTGGGCTTTTTTATTTGCATGTAGACAAGTGGTAAAGCGCTCAAGTCATAATTGAATTCTCGCTGGCTAAATCCCCGCCAGACGCGTCAAGTCTAAGTTCACTTCGAGGTACCAAAGGTAGTTATCAATTTGATATATTTCGCTTCAAGGAAGATGAGAAATGGATTAATGATTATGAGGTTGCCAACAAAGGTAGAGCTGATTTCATTCTGCTTCGCAGTCATTTGGGTTATTTGGTGTGTATGGGCAGACAAAACAACTCACGACACATACCTTTTTGATGGGGTGCTTCATAAGTCAGTTATTGTGGGGACTTCCTTCATGATAGGAATGTTCATTGCTTGGCGTGTGTACCTAAGTAATAAGATCGCTGTAGGTATGGTTAAGAAGCTTTTTGGCGTTTGCCTCACCGTTATGATGTACCTGATTTTTACCTTTTGGAACGTTCCAGAGTTAATAATGATCTCATCAGCTAATAAGCATGTGAGTGACAATTACCGATTCAAGATGAGATACCCCACACAATCTGGAGGAAAAACCAGGTCATGTAAGGCCCACGTTATCTACTATGACACATATCTGAAGCGTGAAATCGCACTCTGTCACTGGGATTATGCTCCATCTTTTTTCTATACGGATTATATTCGAGTAGATAAACTGATTTCAGGTATGGGCGGGCAGATTATTTATCACGAAGCCGTTCATTGAGAAAATTCTATTAAAAGTTTAGAGGTCGCCATATGGCGACCTTTTTTATTTCAGGCTCACGGGAGTCATCCGCTACGTGCTTTGTTGATAAATCCAGCCCGTGAAGCCTGACATTCCTTAATCAAGCACAGCGCCATCCGAAAAATCGGAGGTGAGGCTATGACCAGAATGAGCACCATTTACAGCAGACTTTCATATGGAACAGGCACCACGCTGACCGGCTGCGGTGTATCAGCGAAGGCATACGCCGAAACAGCTAAAACAGCAAAAGAGGTGTCCTGGATGTTGGCCGACAGGATTGCAGGATTAAGCCTGAGCGACTGGGCAATTATTGTCGGTATCGCATGCACCGTTATCACCTGTGCAGTGAACTGGTACTACAGGCAAAAGGAAAGGGAGGACCGGCTTAATGGCAATGTCACCAAAGCTGAAGAATAAACTGAGCGCAGCAGTCGTTGGTCTGATTCTTGCCGGGGCTTCTGCACCCGTTATTCTCGATCAATTTCTGGATGAGAAAGAGGGTAACAGCCTGACGGCGTATCGCGACGGCGGCGGACTCTGGACGATTTGTCGTGGTGCCACGATGGTTGATGGTAAGCCAGTAGTTCAGGGCATGCAGCTGTCTGCCGAGAAATGCGCCCAGGTAAACGCCATTGAACGCGATAAAGCGCTGGCGTGGGTTGACCGAAATATCAAAGTACCACTGACCGAACCACAGAAAGCGGGGATTGCGTCTTTCTGTCCATATAACATCGGCCCCGGCAAATGTTTCCCGTCCACGTTCTATAAGCGAATAAATGCTGGAGACCGTAAAGGTGCCTGTGAAGCTATTCGCTGGTGGATTAAAGACGGTGGCCGCGATTGTCGCCTGACCAAAGGCCAGAAAAATGGGTGCTATGGTCAGGTAGAGCGGCGAGATCAGGAAAGCGCGCTGGCGTGCTGGGGGATAGACCGGTGAGTCGACTAACAAACATCATCATTACTGTGGTCATCTGCATAATCTTATCTCTAGGCTGGGCCGTTAACCACTACCGCGACAACGCCATCACCTACAAAGACCAGCGCAATAAGGCCACCGAAAAACTCGGCCTAGCGAAAAACACCATCAAAGACATGCAGATCCGACAGCGTGATGTTGCGACTTTGGATGCCAAATACACCGGAGAACTGGCTGATGCGAAAAAGCAGTTGGATGATCTGCAGCGTTGCGTTAGCACTGGTAAGTGTGGGCTGCACGTCAACGCAAAATGTCCCGCGAACGGAGCGACCGGCTCCGGCAGCCTGGGCGATGCTTCCGGCCCCCGACTTACTGACTCCGCTGAACGGGATTATTGGCGTCTCAGTGCCGGAATTAATACCATCACCGGTCAAGTGAACTACCTGCAGGACTACATCCGCACGCAGTGTTTGAGGTGAGCTGTGATTATCTGTTGGAGTGAGGTCTAGTAACTTTATTCTATTCAGGTTTTTTATACATGCTTGGGTCCCAAGGCATGTTCGGGTCGTAATCATCGGGCGGACGATGCTGTGGGGCGGTGATATACCACAAAACACCAAATCTATCGATTACAGTGACAGCGCAGGGGCTCCATGGTAATGGCCCAATCGATTCTTTGATTGTTCCTCCCTCGGCTAAATGCTTGTATGCTTTTTGTACCTCCGACTCATCTGCCAATGTAACACCCAACGTTACCGTATGTTCCATCGCAGCTTCACCCTGTCCTTCAACGACACTAAATCCGTGTCCGTCTTTTGACAATTCTGAGTGAAAATAGCTTCCATCAGGGTTTTTCACATGATAACCAAGCTCAACCCCAAAAGCTTTTTGATACAACTCCACCGCTTCCGCGCTATTTTTTACAGATAGCCCAAAGTCTATTTTCATACTATAGCCTTCTTAGGAATTCACATGGAACTCACCGACAAGCATTAAATGTTCTGTCGCGAGTACATCATTGATTCAAAATACTAATATCCTTCAATTCAAAAATAAAAACTAGGGGACGTTATGGCAATACCGGACTGGGGCGAGCTTCAGCGACGGTTCCTGTCCGATCATGCCGCAACCGGCGTATCACCGAAGGATTGGTGTGAAGCGCAGGGACTGAATTATACATCTGCGCGGCGCTACATTAAAAAGCCAACTGCGCAGACTGCGCAAAAACCTGCGCAGAAGAAATTGCGCACTGCGCAGAAAGAAAAAAGTGCAGAGGAACTGGTTAACAGCAAACTCAGCCCGAAGGTAAAGTGCTTCATTGCTGAATTTCTGAAGGACCAGAACGCCACGGCAGCCGCTGAGCGTGCTGGCTATAGTGACCCAAACTATGGTCGTCAGCTCATAACGAATCCTAACGTTGCGCAGGCCATTGCGCAGCAGCAGAAAGCCTCTATTGCGCGCACGCTTGGCAGCGCTGATGAAGTCCTCTCGCAGATGTGGCAACTCGCCACTTTCGATGCCAACCAACTCTCACAGTATCGCCGCGGTGCCTGCCGCTATTGCTGGGGCTTCGGTCATCACTATCAGTGGCGTGACATGGTGGAGTTCGAGGAGCAACGGCTTAAAGCCCTTGAGCGGAAGGGCAAAGAGCCGGTAGACGTCGGAGGTTATGGCTACGACCACAACCGGAAGCCAAACCCTGGCTGTCCGCGTTGCAATGGTGATGGGATCGGACAGCCATACTTTGCTGATACCCGAAAACTTCCCCCTGATGCTGCCCTGGCTTATTCCGGCGTGAAGCTTGGCAAACATGGTGTGGAAATTACCGCGATAAGCCGTGAACGGATGTATGAAGCCGTGATGAAGCGGCTTGGCCTGGCTGATAGTGAGTTTGCGCAGCGACTTCAACAGATTGAAATCGAGCGCCGGCAACTGGAAGTGGAAAAACTCCGTAAAGAACAGGCTGCAGATCCGGAGGATGACGAACCAACGCCAGTTGCAATCAATATCAACGTAGTTGATGCGCGAGTGAGGGAAGAGGATGGCGATAGCACCAACGCTTAACATCCCGCAGGCCCGATTCCTCGCAATGGAGCACAAATTTAAAGCCTACGTGGCCGGCTTTGGTTCTGGCAAGACGTGGGTCGGTTGCGGTGGTATCTGCAAAGGGATGTGGGAGCATCCGAAAATCAACCAGGGCTATTTTGCACCTACTTACCCCCAGATCCGCGACATCTTTTACCCCACGGTCGAAGAGGTGGCCTTTGACTGGGGGCTGAATGTCAAAATTAACGAGGGAAACAAAGAGGTTCACTTCTACGTCGGGCGCCAGTACCGCGGAACGACGATTTGCCGCTCGATGGAGAAACCACAAACCATCGTGGGTTTTAAAATCGGTAACGCGCTGATTGATGAACTGGACGTAATGCCCGCCAAAAAGGCGCAGTTAGCCTGGCGAAAAATCATTGCCCGTATGCGTTACAACGTGCCAGGACTTCGCAACGGAATAGATGTCACCACGACGCCAGAAGGATTTAAATTTGTTTATCAACAGTTCGCAAAGGCTGTGCGCGATAAACCCTCGCTCTCTACGTTGTATGGTCTGGTGCAGGCCTCGACATTCGACAACGAAAAGAACCTGCCGGCGGATTACATCCCGTCCCTGATGGAGTCTTATCCGCCTGAGCTGATTAAGGCGTATTTGCGGGGCCAGTTCACCAACCTGACCAGCGGGACTATTTACCATCAGTTCGATCGTAAGCTGAATTGTTGCACTGAAGAAGAACAGCCTGGCGAGCCACTTTACATCGGTATGGATTTTAACGTCGGGAAGATGGCCGGGATCGTTCATGTGTTGCGTCTTGGACTTCCGTTCGCGGTTAACGAGATAGTAAAAGCCTACGACACCCCTGACATGATACGCATCATCAAAGAGCGATTCTGGTTGTTCGACGGTAAAGATTATCGGAAGGTCAGGGAAATCTATATCTACCCGGATGCTTCCGGTGATTCGCGTAAATCGGCCCACGCCAGCACTACGGATATAGCACAGCTTAAACAAGCTGGTTTTAACGTGATAGTGAACGATTCAAACCCGCCAGTAAAAGACCGCATTAACTCCATGAACGCCATGTTCTGCAATGGCAATGGTGAACGTCGCTATAAAGTGAATGTAAAACGATGCCCGGTTTACACCGAATCGCTTGAGCAGCAGATCTGGGGAGAGAACGGAGAGCCAGATAAAAAGGCAGATAATGATCACCCTAACGATGCCGGCGGCTACTTCATCGTGAAGCAGTTCCCAATCATCAAACCGACAGGTAAATCCACACCACTTCGGATGTAAAACCATGCCAGATATTTCAACACCCAATCTCGACTATAACGACATGGTTGAGGCATGGGATATTAACGATGCTCTGATGGGCGGGACGCTGGAAATGCGTCGGCAGGGGAAGGCATATCTCCCCAAATGGCCTAACGAAGATCCCGAAAGTTATAAAGAGCGTTTATCTAAAGCCACGTTACTCCCGGCCTATGAAGAGTCGATAAAACAGAATATCGGGCGCGTATTTGCTGAACCCACGGTATTAAGCGAAAACGCGCCGGAAAGTATCAGAAAGCTTTCGACTGATATTGATATGGAAGGAAACCGCCTGGATGTCTGGGCGCAACAGTTCTTCAGTATCGGTTTCCAGTACGGCCTGGTTCATGCGCTGGTGGATTACCCGCGTGTAGATCCGGAATCTGTAAAAACAAAAGCAGATGAAAAAGCAGCCGGGAGCAGGCCATACGTCACGATGCTAAACCCTCGACAGGTAATCGGCTGGAAGTCGAAAGTTGAGGGCGGAAAGGTCATCCTCACTGATTTGCGCATTCGCGAAACTATCATCTTGGACGGGGATGATTACGGGCAGACAAAGCTCGAACAGATCCGGCATATCATGCCTGGTAAAGTCGAAATCCATCGGCGCAACAAGGGAGAAAATGGCGAAGCGCAATGGACACTCTACGAAGAGTGGAAAACCAGCCGCAGCGATATCACTCTGGTAACGCTGTACACCAAGCGAACCGGATTTATGCGCGGTTCGCCGCCACTCTTGAACCTGGCTTTACTGAATATCAAGCACTGGCAGAGCCAGAGCGAGCAGGACAACATCCTGCATGTTGCCCGCGTACCGTTGCTGGTGGCTTATGGGCTGGCAGAAGGTGAAACGTTAACGATCGGCGCGTCTTCAGCAACACGTTTCGAAAACCGCGAACGGCAGGGGCTTGAATACGTCGAACATACCGGAGCAGCCATTGAATCTGGTGAAACATCGCTGGAAAAACTGGAAGATCAGATGCGGCAGGCGGGCGCCAAACTGCTGCGTGCCGAGAACACCTCGACCAAATCTGTTGACCAGACAAATGAAGAGCGCATGCAGGAGAATTCGCCGCTATATACGATGGCGAGTTCTCTGGAGGATGCCCTCGATAACATCCTGCAAATCATGGCGGAATGGCTTGGTGAAACTGAAGGCGGTAACGTTGATGTGCGCACAGAACTTGATATTTCAGCGCAGACCTATGACGCAACCGCGGCAACGGCTGTTCAGTCGCTGAGGCAGGGGGGCGATATTCGTCAGGTGGACGCTATTCGCGTACTCCAGGCGCTGAAATTCATCGACCCGGACGCTAATCCAGAAGAGGTTATCGATGAGCTCAGGAATCAGCAGGTAACTCTGCTAAGCAGCCTGAATACTCCTGGTGGTGTGAATGGCAACGTCAAATGAAAAACTTCGAGATGAAAGTCTGGCGCATGCAATCTGGGTGAGTCGATATAGTACCGGCGTAGCAAACAGGATGATAAAAATCCTCAATGAGAGCGACGCAGATCTTACCGCCAGGCTGCTGGTGGCGATGGATACCCTTGACGCTGATAGCTTCACTGTAACCCGCCTGGAATCGCTGCTTGCAAGCGTCAGGGAGACTAATCGGGAAGCAGTTCAGACTATGTATGCCGGGTTATCAACCGAGCTGCAAGGTCTGGCCCAGCATGAGGCTGGTTTTCAGCTCAGTCTGTTCCAGTTTGCTATCCCGGATGATGTGCTTGCGCTTCATCCGCTGGTGGGTATATCGCCAGATGCCGTCTATGCTGCTGCAATGGCCAGGCCGTTTCAGGGTCGCCTGCTTTCTGAGTGGGCAGACAACCTTGAAGCCGACAGGATGACGCGGATATCCAATACCGTACGGCAGGGCTTTCTGTTGGGCGATACGCATGAACAGATAGCCAAAAAGGTTCGCGGACACGCTAACCGGGGCTATCAGGATGGCGCGCTACAGATGAGCAGGACGAACGCGGGGAGTATTGCTAAAACAGCTGTAGGGCATCTTGCGGCGACGGCGCGTAAAAGCTTTGCGGATGCGAATGACGACATTCTGAAGGGTAAGCAGTGGTTATCCACTTTGGATAACCGGACATCGAAAGATTGCCGGGTTCGCGATTGCCTTAAATACACGCTGGATAATAAACCAATCGGCCATAAAGTACCGTATCTTCAGGGACCAGGCAAAATCCACTTTTGCTGTCGCAGCGTGGAAACCTACATCCTGAAATCCTCTAATGAGTTGGGTATTCAAATTGGTGAGGTTCAGAACAGTTCCCGCGCCAGTATGGATGGACAGGCCCTCGGCGATACTACATATTCCGAATGGTTGCAGCGTCAGCCATTTTCCCGGCAAAAAGAAATCTTAGGCGAGACTCGAGCAAGGATGATGCGTGATGGCGTCATGAAATATGACGACTTCTATAGTGACAAGGGCGAATGGTTGACGTTGGCCCAACTAAATAAACTCTCAGAGTTGAGACAAGCCGGGAAATCTCCCGGCTTGTCTTTGGATGATGCACAGTCAGTAGCGGAGATTGAACAGGGTATGCGAGGAATTATTGCCGATGAAATTCGCTTCCCTGAAGAAACTACGCTGGAGTCAGCACGTATTGCCGCCGGAGCCATGCAGAATGTTATTGAGCGGTTTCGCTTACCGCCAGTTAAGTATTTTGGAGAGGTAAGTGGTACGAGGAAAAGTGCAGCAGGTGCGTATTTTGAGGAAAATGCTGCTGTCCATGTTTCTCGTTGGGCGATGCAGTCCACTGAGTGGGATGCTATTTGTGAAAATAGCGCTACTTATGATTTCGTTTCTTCATTGTCGCTGGAAAGAATGTTGACGGTTTCGGATGCCGCTTTACTCGCAGCCGGGAACAATCAACTGAATTATGCAGCGATTTCAAGCGTTGCCGGCACGGTTACGCATGAAATGGGGCATCATCTCTATTACCAGCACATTGACGATTTAAGTCAACTTACTACAAAAGCATATAATGAAGGCTGGTGGCGACCTGTCAGTTATTATGCTTCCGAAAACGAACGTGAACTCTTTGCAGAAATTCTTACGATATTCATGCTGGGCAGTAAGGATGATTACCAGCGTATTAACCCGGAGCTACTCGAATGGCTGAAGAAAAATTCCCGTGTCTAAAACGGGCCAATGAGTTGTACCACTCCACGCCCAGGCCTGTGGATCTTCTGGACCAGTTGGAAGCATTGGCTGAGAAAGCAGGAAGTACGACACCTGAAGCAAGGATGATCGGCGGCCTGATTAGTGCCGCTATGATGGACGAGGCCAACGGCCATTCCTGACAATAATTTTGACTAACACAAGGCTGCCTCCGGGCGGCCTTTTTTATTGCCGCAATACCGGATGGTGAGCGGTGCAACGGTCGGATGACCTCGAAAAGGTACCAACATGAAACTGAAGACAGTTGAAGTAAATGGCAAGCACTATGCGGAAGTTGATGCTAACGGTTTGCCCGTGTACGTCCACGATGACGGCCAGGAGATCGGCTTTGATGCCGTGCAGGCAGTAGGAAAAATTTCCTCCCTGAATGGCGAGGCAAAATCTCATCGTGAAGCGAAAGAAGCTGCCGAAGCTAGCCTGGCTAAATTCGCCAAAATTAGCGATCCGGCGAAGGCGCTCGAAGCGTTGGAGATGATGACAAAAATCGACCAGAAAAAGCTGATCGACGCAGGCGCAGTTGACCAGGTGAAAGCGGATATCACCAAATCATTCCAGGCTCAGCTTGATGAAGCCACCCAGCGGGCGACAACGCTCGAAGGACAGCTCTATCAGGAAATGATTGGCGGGCGCTTCTCAGGCTCGAAATTCATTGCTGATAAAGTTGCGATCCCGGCGGACATGCTACAGGCCCGCTTTGGTCAGTCTTTCAAAGTTGAGGATGGCAAAGTCGTTGCTTATGACGGCTCCGGCAACAAAATATACTCCCGCTCCAAGCCGGGCGAACTGGCGGTCTTTGATGAGGCGCTGGAATTTCTGGTGGAGCAGTACCCTCAGAAAGATCACATTCTGAAGGCGAGTGGTAATCAGGGAGGAGGCTCTCGTCAGTCTCAACACTCAATCGGGCAGAAAACGATGAAGCGCGATGCGTTCAGCAGTTTGAGCCCGACAGATCAGCAATCGACCCTCAAAGACGGCATCACCATCGTCGATTAATTCATTGCCAGCCGTCGGATAGCGGCTGGTGCCAGAGCTGGATAGCTCAAACAACCCTAAATTTTAATTTCGAAGGAATCCATACACATGGCTAACACGCTTACCGGGTTGATCCCGACTATCTATACCGCTCTGGATACTGTGTCACGTGAGCAGGTTGGGTTTATCCCTTCCGTATCACGTAATGCGAAAGCAGATGCAGCAGCGAAAGGGCAGTCAGTTACTGCACCAGTCGCACCGCCTGCAACGACCGTTGACATTGAACCGGGGGCTACGGCGCCAGATGATGGCAATCAGAATATCGGAAACGTTGAAGTTAAGATCACCAAATCCAAAATGGCCCCGGTCAAATGGAACGGTGAAGAGCAACTGGCGCTGGGTCCAGCAGGTACCTACAACACTATTCTTGCGGATCAGTTTAAGCAGGCGTTTCGCGCGCTGTCTAACGAGATGGATGCCGATTTGGCGGCGCTGTATTACGCCTCATCCCGTGCTGTTGGTACTGCGGGTACAGCACCGTTTGGTATTGCCGGTGATTTATCCGATGCAGCAAACGCGCGACAGGTTCTTTCAGACAACGGCTCACCGACGACTGATTTGCAGATGGTTCTGGGCTCCTCTGCGATTGCGAACCTTCGCGGTAAGCAGTCGGTGCTGTTTAAAGTGAACGAATCGGGTACTGATGCCTTACTGCGTGAAGGTATCGTGGGTCGCCTGGAGGGCTTTAACATCCACGAATCCGCACACGTTAAGAAACGTGCAGCATCTGCTGCTGCCGGATACCTGGTCAATGACGCGAAAGATGAAGGCGACATTCTGATTCCCATTGATAGCGGCGCGGGGGCCTTTGCTGCCGGTGATATCGTGATGTTCGACGGTGACAGCAATCAGTATCTGGTGGCCGCGGCTACTGCTGCAACTATCACCCTGGCAGCTCCGGGCTTACGCCAGGCGCTGGCCGACAACACCGCTATTACTGCGACCGGCCCCTTCACTGCCAATATGGCGTTTGATCGCAACGCATTCCTGCTGGCGTCCCGAACCCCGGCAATGCCGCAGGGTGGCGATACCGCGGATGATGTTATGAACGTTACCGACCCGGTCTCGGGCATCACTTACCAGGTGGCGCTATACCGTCAGTACCGCCAGGTGCGCTACGAAGTTGGCCTGTCATGGGGTGTGGCGGCAGTGAAAACGGAACATTCGGTTCTGCTGTTGGGTTAACAATCAGGGGCTTCGGCCCCTTTTTTAGTGGAGGGCCAATGGCCGGATTAACTAAAGAACAGCGCGCTCAACGAGCGGCGGAAAAACTTGCTGCCGAACTTGCTGCAAAAAGCAATTCTGAGCAGCAGGAGCAGCAGGAGCAGGATTATCTGGTTGCTATGGTCACTGACTTTCCGGCATTTCCCGGCGCTCCAACAAATGCTGACGTACATCCTGATGAGGTTGAAAACTGGAAGGCGCTCGGCTGGAAAGAAACGGAGTAATAGATGCTCACCTTCATAACTGTTGAAGACGTCAATTCCATTCTGGGAGATTCCTGGACTGATGAAAGCAAAAAAGTCAGGTCTGTATTGATGGCTAACACCTGGATGAATGGTCTCAATCTGAAGCTTCCGTGCAATAAGGCTACTCACGAAACCATTATTCCTGACGATGTGAAGCAGGCTGGCGCCTATGCGGCACTGGCTGCATCAAATGGCGGGCTGTATCAGCAGAAAACCGATTCTGGGGTGCTGCTGAGTAAGACGGTTGATGCTGACGATGTTTCTGTTTCAAAGTCCTATGCCGAGATCGCCACCAATAGCACGGCATTACTCGATTCCGACCTGCAGCTTGCGCTGGCCATGCTTATGCCATATGGCGTTAGTAAGTCGCAGGTGCGGTTGGTCAGGGGGTAGGTAGCATGGGCATACGTGACGAGCTACAAACTGAAGTCGCCGCAGCATTCGATACCGACCTGCAGGATGCTGTTAAGGATTTCACTGGAACATACACCGTTCGAGGTGACTGGGATCCGGTAACGGAAACCGGCAGTGAAACGCAGGTGACGTATTCAGGGCGCGGTGTTCTGGCGCGGTACAAACTCCGTCGTATCGATGGCATTAATATCCTGCACGGTGACCTGAAATTAACCGCCCTGGTTAACGAGGTGACCGATAGGCCAGCAGTCGGGCACTTTGTCACGGCGCCGGAACCGATAACTTGTGTACCTCAGCGTTATGAGGTCATAACCGCCGCTGTTGATTCCGCTGGTGCTGCGTATTCCATCCAGTTACGGAGGGCGTGATATGGCTAAGGGCTGGAGTATTGACCCGGCAGCATTCGCCGGGCTGGTGGCCGATGACGTGAGGTTGCGGCAGCGAGCCATCGCTACACAGTTGCTGAATGAAATCGTGAAACGGTCTCCTGTCGGCAATCCAGAGTTATGGGCGATTAACGCTACCGCCGTCGAGTACTCCAAAGCGGTTGGAGAATGGAACGAATCGCTCTACGACAACCCGGATAATCTGACCAAAACCGGGCGACTCAGGAAGAAAGTACGTGTTAACGACAGCATGGATATCAAACGCCCGGCAGATTATCGTGCGGGTACGTTCAGGGCTTCGCATTTCGTAAGTATCGGATCACCGGATTACTCGGTTCCAACAGAGGAGGACCCGCGCGGAACGACGACATTTCTCAACGGTAAAAACATCATCGATCAGGCTCCGGCCTACTCAGTGATTTATATCCAGTCAAACCTTCCTTACTCCGTACCTCTGGAGAACGGGCATTCAACGCAGGCTCCAGCGGGCGTCTATGCAGTTTCATTTAACGGTGTCGTTCAGGCCTACAAATGACCCTTACAGAAATCAGAAACGCTGTCATTTCCCGAATGACGGCGCAGACCGCTATTGCTTCTGATGGGGTGGACTATCCCAACGGACCGCTATTTGATCCGAGTGGCCGCGATATCTGGGCACGCTTCACCAATATTTCAGGGCAGGCGGGAGCCAACGAAACCGGGAACGGGCCGGTAGTTCATCGAACCGGTGTACTTATCATTCAGCTATTTGTACCGGTCTACACCGGCACGATTCTGCTTACTCGAACAGCAGACCAGCTAACGGAGCATTTCGAATTCCAGAATGACGGACGACTGAGTTACTTCGCTGTATCGGCAATCCCGGCGGGCGAGGCCGACGGCTGGTCTCAGCTCAATCTACATATTCCTTACCGCGCTCTGTAGCGCTTAACTTCGATGGAGGTGACCGCATGTCGAGCGGCGCTAAGGTACTCTCGGCCTTTATCCGGGAGACGACACCAGGAATTACGCCTGCTGGCGTCTGGAATCTTCTCAAACGTACCAATTGGAGCGTTGGCCCGTCCCAGAACACCAACGATAACGATGAGATTGGTGGAACCCGAATGGCGCAGGGCGCTACGCTGGGGACGGTCGATGTTGGCGGCGATGTCGGGGCAAAATTCCGCTATGGCCAGCATGATGACTTTCTTGCTTCGTGTTTTGGCGCAGAGTGGGCAAGCAATGTGCTGACGATGGGGAATGACCGTATTTCCTTCTCTCTTGCGACATACGCTTCGGACGTTGGCATTGCCTCTATTGTTCGTGGCGCGCAGGTGAGCGTGTTCCAGTTGGAAGTTCCGAATGATGGCGACGTTACCGCGACAGTCACATTCGCCGGGCTAGGTTGGGACTCAAAAGCAGACGATACGAGTTACATCACAGGCACACCTGCTGATAATGCTGGCGAGTTGCGTTATTCGTTCAAAGAGGTCACTGCAATTAACCTGAATGGCGTCGATGGTGGTGATGGTTTCTGTATTGATACCTTTAACATCAAGTTTGATAACAACGTTCAGACTCAGCGTTGTATCGGTACCGGCTCACCGTATGCCGGGGCCAATATCCCGACTACGTTCACGCCGTCAGGTTCGATCACTTTGTCGTGGTCAAAAGCAGCGTGGGAGGTCTGGAGTAAAACGCTTACTGGCGCAACCGTGCCATTCAGTTTCACGCTGGCGAACGACGAAGGGCAATACACGTTTAACTTCCCGAAAGTGCAGGTCTCTGGCGACTGGCCGGATGGCGGCAATACCGACATTATTCAGGTTCAACTGGATATCACTGCAGCTGACGAGTCGCCGACGATTACCCGCGCTGTTACCGCCCCTGCCACGGCAATCAGCGTAACGCCAGAAACTTCATCAGGTGATGTCGGTACTTCCGTCACGCTGACAGCGAACCTTGCCCCGGCTGGTGCGACTGATGCTGTGCAGTGGGAGTCATCAGATCCGACTGTCGCAACGGTGGTATCGACAGGCCCAAAAACCTGCCAGGTAGTCAGAGCCGGCGCCGGCACCGCAACGATAACCGGTAAAGTGCGAGGCTTCACCGCCACCGCCGAGATTATCGTAACTGAACCATAAAATTTCCCTTGCCCGTTCCGCTCTCCATGGTGGCGCGGGCTTTTTTCATGCAGGAGTTTTTAATGATTATCCTAGCCCCACGAATTGATGTTGGTGGCGAGCGCTGGTTCACACCACTGAAAGGTCTGAAACCCATTGAAGGCCTGAAACTGCTCGTCAACAGCATTGATAACGACCAGTATCGCTCGCGTAATGCTCTTATCCGTCGTCATATTGAAAAAATGGACGCCAGTTACCAGGTTGGAACCAGCGAATTTAGCCTGTCAGCGGTCGGGGAAATAGACTCTGCTGATGATCTGCTTATCGACAACTGTGCGCATTACCTGCTCAAAGACTGGAAGGGCGTTGGTGAGTTTGTTGATGGCGAAGAAGTTCCGATTGAATACACGCCGGAACGCGGAGCTGCACTTCTGAAACAGGAGCCAGCGATTTACTGGCAAATTCTGGCGGAGGCAGCCAGCATCGCCCAGGGCAAAGAGCAGCAAAAGCAGGAAACCGTAAAAAAGCCATCGAAGCGCAGAAGTGGCTGAGTGAATTCGGCGGGGAGCGGGGTGAAAAGGCAAAGTGGCGAAGGGAGAAATTAAAACTCCCGCCAATTCCTGAGCCTGAGATTGATGCTGTAACGGGGGAGATACTCAACGCTTACGCAATGATTTCTCGCGGCAGACAGTATACCGGAATGGCTGGCGTACCGCTCCCGTTGTCCCTGCACGATATCGAGCGCTATCTGGCCTCACGTTCTATCCTGATTGACCGCACAGAGTTTGATGCTTCGATACTTGCCCTCGACGATGCCTGGCGGGATGAGTGGGCGAAGGAACAGAAAGGAAGCAGCAAGAAGAAATGAGCCTCGGTACAGTCCGGGGCTTTTTTATACCCGCAACAAATCGTGCATTCGCGTGCGCAACTTCCAGCAAGAGCTTTCCGTAGTGTGAGTCTGAGACAGGGCGGTGGATTTCATCGTACCGCTCTTGGCTGCCCATGTCTGGCCGCGTTCCCCGTCAAAGGGCAAATGAAGTTACTGTATGCGGCGGCATGAGCATGAATAACCGAATTGTTGAATGCACCTCCAGAGCTGGGCGAGACTTCTCGGAGTTCATGAAAGGCGAGAAGAACATGGTGGAGGCGCTACGGTTTGCTTAAGAATTCACAGAGCAGTTACGCATTTACGGCTGCGTTAATCACCACTTTATCAAGTTCATGATGCTGAAGGCGATAATGAAGGTGTTCGACGATGTACAGCGTGAGGAAAAGCGTGAAGATCGCCGACGCAAACGAGCGACAGAAAAATGAAGACTGAACACAACCTCGCTCTGGCGGGGTTTTTTTACGCCCGGAGAAAGGTAAATGACCGAACAAACATCACGCCTTGCTATTGTTCTGGATAGTTCCGGGGCAAAGAATAATGCCGATAATCTGGCGACGGCGCTGGCTAGAATCACCCAGGCTGGCGAGCAGGCGGAAAGGTCAACAGACAGCCTGAAGCATGAGTTCATTGATTACAACATAGTGCAAAAATCTGTTTCCAAAGAGACGCGGAACCATCGCCAAGAACTGAGTGAGCAACAGAAAGCTCTTGCAAAGCTAAGGGACCAGATTGACCCGGTTAGTGCGGCCTTGGATAAGCTGGATGACAGATATCAGGAACTCAAGAAATACCAGAAGGCTGGGATTCTGCCGGATGACGATTTCGATTATCTGGCATCTAAGCTCCGCGAGACAGAAAAAGCAATCAATGGTGAGGCGCTGGCTGAAAGAGCTGCTGCAAAAGCCAGAGATAAGCAAAGCGCGTCACTTCAGCGTCTTTCCGCTCAGCTTGACCCGATAGGTACGGCATTTAAAAGGCTGGCAGACCAGCAGAAGCAACTCGACAGCGCGAAGGCTTCTGGTATGTTGTCGCCGGAAAGATACGATGTGCTTTCTTCCAGCCTTGCGACTACCCGTAAGCAACTGGAAATCACCCAGGATGCAATGAAGAAGACCGGGGTCACGTCCCGCGCGATGGCGTACCAGATGCGCATGATCCCAGCGCAAATGACCGATATTGTCGTGAGCCTCGCTTCCGGTCAGGCTCCGATGACGGTCTTATTGCAGCAGGGCGGTCAGCTTAAAGATATGTTCGGCGGTATCGGGCCAGCGATTAAAGGAGTTGGCGGATATGTGGCGGGGCTGATTAACCCGTTTACTCTGGCGGCTGCGGCGGTCGGTGTTCTTGGTCTGGCCTATTACAAAGGCTCTAAGGATCAGGATGCGTATAATAAATCCATTATTCTTACAGGTGGCTATGCTGGTAAAACTGCCGGTGAGTTGCAGATAATGGCGAAGTCGCTTTCGACATTTTCAATATCCCAGAGTCAATTTGCTGAAAGTATTGCAAAGGTCGTTGGTACAGGCAGCTTTTCAGGCTCCAGCATTATGATGATAGCCGATACTGCTGAAAAAATGCGGGACTCGGTAGGAGTGTCAGTCGATGACACAATAAAACAGTTCCAGCGCATTCAAGACGACCCAGTAAATGCTGTAAAAGAGCTTGATAAATCGATCCACTTCCTCACCGCTACGCAGTTAGAGCAGATCACCACTCTTGCCGAGCAGGGCAGAAGCCAGGAAGCGGCGAGAATAGCCATGGAAAGCTATTCATCTGCAATGCGAACCCGCTCAGAAGAAATTAAGGCTAGCTTAGGCTCACTGGAAACAGCCTGGAACTGGCTTGGTGACGCAGCAAAAAGCGCATGGGACAAAATGCTGGATATCGGTCGCGTGAAGACGACCAAGCAGCAAATAGATGAAATTGAGCGAAAACTTGTTGAGTTCCAGACGAATCCTGTAAGTAAGGGGCTGTATTTTAATGAGACCGGACTTACCGCTGATGACCTGAAAAATGAACTGAAGAAGCTGCAAGAAATTGATTTTCGCGAAAGCCTGGACAACGCCAGAGAGCAGGCAGATAAAAACGAAGAGGAAAGGAAAAAGCGCGAATTTAATGCGACAAAGAAACTCAACCAGCAATATGAAAACGAGGAAGAGCGTCACCAGCGCACACTGAATGAAATCAGGAATTCAGGGGCAAGTCAGGCGGCAATTGATCAGGCTATCCAGCGTGAAAATGCTCGTTATGAGAAGTCGCTACAGAAGGGAAATCGCGGCAGAAAAGGAAAATCCTACACTGAGGACGCTGCGACCCGGTTGCTCGACCAGCTAAACCGTCAGCATGAGGTAATGCAGCAGCAGCTTAATACAACTGAAAAAATCGGTACAGCAGAACAAGCGCTCATTAAATGGAAGTCTCAACTTTCAGAGATACAGAAAAAAGGCATTTTAACAGCAGAGCAGAAATCCCTGCTTGCTAACCAGGCTTCGATTACCGCTCAGTATGAGAAGAACGCGGATCTGGAAAAAGAAATCGCCTTACGAAAGGATGCCGATAAGCTAACAGCCTATAAAAACACGCTTTCATCTGGTCTGCAAAATGATGCTATCGGGCTACAGAATAGCCTAAACAGCAACACTGTTTTGTCGCAGGAGCAGAAACGCCAGCAAGAGCTTACAAAGATTGCCAGCGATTACCAGAAGAAGCAGGTTGAGCTAACCAACCAGAGAACAACCGGGCAGATATCGCAAAGTCTTTATGACGAAGAGACAGCGGCATTGCAACAGGCACTGAATCAGAGGCTGGCAATGCAGCAGGCTTACTACTCCCAGCTTGACCAGTTAAATGGCAACTGGCAGTTAGGTGTTCAGAATGGGCTACTATCGTACCTTAATAGCGTCCCAACCCTTTATGAGTCGGTAACATCGGCCGCCACATCAATCCTTTCATCTACGGAATCCGCCATTTCCTCAAATCTATCAGCAATGGTTCAGGGTACGGAAAGCCTGAGTGAAGGGTTTAAAAACATGGCTACAGGGATGGGGCAAGCGGTGATTGACGCTTTAACCAAAATGGCGGCTCAGTGGCTGGTTTATCAGGCTGTGCAGTTACTGGTTGGCAAAACTACTGCTGCTGGCGCTGCGGCTTCCATGATTGGGCAAGCTACAGCGATGTCACAAATTGCAGGGATAAACGCATATGCATCCGCTGCTGCGATTCCTATTACTGGTTGGGCTGTGGCCCCGGCAGCAATGGCTACAGCTTTAGCTGCAACCACACCACTTATTGCTTCTGTAGCTGCTAGCTCAGCCGCAATGACAGCAGGGGTTGGTCTAACTGGCATGGCTCACAACGGCATTGATTCAGTACCATCAACCGGCACATGGTTGCTGGAGAAAGGCGAGCGTGTGATGACTGCGCAAACATCTGCCCGGCTGGATTCCACTCTTGAAAACCTCAAAAAGAATGGGCTGGATGCGACCCTGAGCAAACCAGGGTATGGGACAGGTGTTCAGAATGTAATCAGCAGTCAGAACGCCACAACCGTCCATGCTCCAATTGAGCAAAATGTTTATGTTCAGGGCGGTGATCCAGAACAGCTAACAGCCACGCTGAGGAAGAACAATGAAGATCTATCCAGAACGATAATCAAACGCATAGATCAGAAAATGACCGGGGAGGTGATAAATCCGCAGGGAAATTTCGGAAAGGCTCTAAAAAGTCGTTATGTGCGCGGATACAAAGAGTGATAAGTAAGGAAAAGAATCTAAGCATTGTTCTGTGCCAACCCTATGATAATCTGTTTTCGACAGCACTTGAAGGGCAAGAAAAATGGATGGCAATACCAATAAAGCAAGCTTTAAAATAATCTTGGACGGTTTTCGTGAGGATAGCGATGCTAAAGCTGTTGGTGAGGCTGTAGGTGCCACCATTCAAAAATTAGCTAACGCACTAAATCTTGCATCGTTAGTAGGAGTAACCATCTCTTACAATTATCAATTAGCTCTAAATTCTGTCGATAGAGGGTTTGAAACATCAATGGAGCTTTCCCCATCAAGCGGGAATGTTGTTGGTGTCGCAATGACAGTTGGGGTGTTAAGGGATGGTAAAAATTGTGCCTACATAGTTTTTCACGCTCCATATCTTGAGGGAATTCTTGAGCCGAACTCAGAAGACTGGTTTATCGCTCTAGGGATCATTGCACATGAATGTGCTCATGTTTCCAACTTAGCAGCATTAAACAAATGCTTCCCCGGCATGTTGCTTACACATAGATGCAAAAATATTCATGATCAACTTCGTAGTAATTGTTGGATGGCTGTAATCGAGGAATATTGTGCAACTAGGTTGTCAGTGGTGTTTGATGAAAGGCAGATCGATAGGTTAAAGGATACATTCATTAAACAAGCGGAAAACCTTTACGACTATGTGAAGGATGAAACATTTCATTATCAGATGCACAGAGATGTTGATCTCACATTGGATAAAGTTTATTCAGCAATAGCCTCCACATTGACTCTTGCCGCATACTATCTAGGAGCATGCGCAGGAATGAGCGTTAATTTCAGGGAAGGTAATGAAGAAACCTTTCCATCTTTCGAATGGCTTCTCCCATTTATTGAAAGATTGGATTTTGCGTGTGATGGTATTTTTGAGCGTTATGGTCATTGGGAGGGGGTTGATGAGATGGAGGTTATCTCAGACATCCTCGATTCTATAGCTGTTCATCTTGGTGTAACGGTAAGAGAGACTCCTAAAGGGATACATGTGGGTATAAACTCTTTTTGACTTTCGACCTTAGAGGAAAATAAAATGAAAAAAATAGGTGCAATATTAATTCCATTAATTCTTTCTTCATTGCTCGGGTGTACCTACACAAATCATTATGAAAGCGGAACAAAAATATCCGCTGAGAAGGTGCAAAAGATTGTTAAGGGAAAGACTACAGAAGCAGATCTGATTAACATGTTCGGTCAGCCTTTCTCAAAAGGTGTCGTGAGCGAAAATGAAACCAAATGGATTTATACGCACAACACAGTTTCCGCTTCGGCGCAGGCATTTACAATGAAAACAACGTCAAACGCTGAGATGACTACATTGGATATTCTTTTGAGGGATGGAGTTGTTATTAATTACGCATATACCAAGTCTCCATTAAATCCAACCATGAATATGAAAACGTCCATGTGAGACGAAGGCCCACTCAGGTGGGCTTTTTAACAATTAGTGCCATTTACTTGATGCCCTCAAGATATCTCTAACTCACCACATCTACTCATACTTCATCGTATCTAATCGCGGGTAAGAGTCCATGACGCTATCCCGCTGCCGGTGATTGAAAAGCATTACTACACGGCAGCAGAGGCTGGACAGAAAATCGGCGTCAGCGCCAATAAAATCTGCCGCATAGATAACGCGAATAACCTCAAAACTGAGCAGTAAGGCAAATTCTTTCTGGATAAGTCGGCTCACTCCAGTAAGCAGGTTGAAGCATTCCGTTATAGCACCAACGGCATTGAATCTCTTCGCCATCTGAACCATGGCAACTGATGTTGCCTGACGGATAACAAATTTAGGTCAAGAACCCGCTTAACGGCGGGTTTTTTATGCCCGGAGGAAAAGTGGCAGAAAAATACTACCCCCACGACTATCTCCCTATGCCGCTTCAGGATGGCTATGCATTTCAGCCAGTCAGTCCGTTAATGCGTACCGAAATGACAACCGGCCGTGCCCGCCAGCGCCGGGCATTCATTTCCACGCCAACACAGGCAAATGTGCAGTGGCTTTTTGAAACGGACATTCAGGCCCAGCTATTTGAGGCCTGGTACCGCGAAACGATCACTGACGGTGCTGACTGGTTTTTTATGCGACTACAGACCCCGCTGGGCGTTGAGTTCTATAAATGCCGGTTCACCGATATCTATCAGGGGCCGACGCTGGTCGCCCCGATTTACTGGCAGTTCTCCGCGACGCTGGAGCTATGGACACGTCCTGTTCTTGGCGATGGCTGGGCTGAGTTCCCGGATTACATCATCAACAGTAGCATCATTGATATTGCACTTAACAGGGAGTGGCCCGAAGCATGACCAGCCCGACTTTAAAACGACTGTACGCCTCTTCCGGTGAAGAGGTCATTATCAAAACCCTACAAATCAACATCGGTGATGATGCTCTGTATCTCTGTGATGGCTATGACGACATAACCGCGACAACGGAAACCGGCGAAGAAGTGACATTTATCGCAAGCACCATCGACGTTGCGTTACCTGCGCGAAACAGCGACGGTACACAGGATCTACAGTTTGCAGTCTCTAACATTAATGGCGAGGCATCGACATCCGTGCGTAGCGCGCTGGAAAACTTGCGTGGCGCCACAGTGACTTACCGCCAGTTTACCTCTGACGATTTAACCGCTCCCGCCGAACGTCCTTATACCCTGACGGTTAAAAACGGGTACTGGACCGCGACACAGGCGCAGATTATCGCAGGGTACATGAACGTGTTGGATACAGGCTGGCCCCGCTATCGCTACACACTCCCGTTCTATCCTGGCCTTCGTTACATGAGCTAAGGAGTTTCAATGTTCAATCAAGATAAATACCTTTCAGTCACATGGCTGAAGGGCGGACGCGCTTACCCTGAACTTGACTGTTTCGGCATCGTGAATGAAGTGCGTCGCGATCTGGGGCTTCATGAATGGCCTGATTTTGCCGGAGTGACTAAAGACGATGGTGGCCTTGACCGAGAAGCAAAAAGTTTCTCACTGACTCTTTCCCAATGCGAGCCATGCGCTGGTGCAGGGGTTTATTGCTATTCCGGTTCAACGGTGACGCATGTTGCAGTCGTGGTGGATATCAACGAGCAACTTTATGTTGTGGAATGCAACCCAAAGACCAACGTGACCATCCTTCCATTGCCGCGCTTTATGCGTCGGTTTGTTAAAGTGGAGTTCTGGCAGTGACTATCAGAATTTATCCATCCCGGTTACCCGGCGAGCCGCTGGAAATACATGAACATGGCGCGCTGACTCTTCATCAGTGGTTGTCTAGCAACGTTGATAATTATCGTTCAGATATTAAACACCCGATTGCGGTTGAAGTTGATGGCGAAAATATTCCCGCAACGGAATGGTTCGATTATGTCATAGCCCCATCCAGTGAAGTACGTATCTATCCGATCCCTTACGGGCTGGAGGCCGGGACAATTGCGTGGATAGCTGTTGCTATTTCTGCCGCATCCGTTGCATATGCGCTATTTTTTGCACCAGGCGCGGTCGATCCGGGAGGGTATTCATCAGGAACAGGCGATTCACTCGATGTAAACCCGGCTAAAGCCAACCAGGCTAAGCTTGGGGAGCCGATTCGTGAGCTGTTCGGACGCCGCCGAATTTACCCCGATTACGTAGTACAGCCGGTAACCCGCTTCAGCCAGGATGATCCGACAGTGATGACCGTTGAAATGTTCGTCGCGCTGGGATTCGGACAATTTTCATTCGGCAAAGGGGATATGCGTGTTGGTGCCACGCCTGTTTCATCGCTGGGTGATAGTTTCGCGTACACCGTTTTTCAGCCCGGCCAGAATGTGGCTGGTGATCGCCGTAGCGAAAACTGGTTTAACTCCACTGAAGTTGGAGGCACCAGCTCTGGCGCCGGGCTGGATATGGCCCAGACGGCGCCGGACAAGGATGATGTTGTTGCGCAGTCACTGACGGTGTCTGGAAACACAATCACGTTTAACGGATTAAGCGCTGACGACGATACTGCAACAAACGAGCTGCCTGATTCGTGGATTGCTGGCGCAACGGTTGAGCTAATCGTACCCGATCAGTTTGTTGTAACCAACGATGGCGCATACAGCCGAATTACCAGTGACAATCTGGCGGAACTCGCCCCTTATGTCGGCATGCCGGTAACGCTCTGGTACAACAGCGTCGACTATAACCTGTTTATCGCTTCGTATACGCCGCATGCAGACGCGACAGAGGAAGAAGAGGAAGTCACCGCCTCGGTAACGCTGGCTTATGAGAGTGACACCGGTACGCCTTTTACGGGTATTCCAGAGGGGGATATCAGGCTTTCCGTTTCTCACGCTGGATATCAGTACAAAATTTTCGACGTTGACGGCACAAGTGTGACTCTTCAGCGCTTGATTGACGGCGTTGTCAATAACACATGGCCGGGTTTCGTTGCGCGCACCGTGCTTGATTTTGACGCATCTGGCGTTAACCAGAATGATTCCTGGATGGGGCCGTTTCTGGCATGCCCGGATAATGAAACCATCGACATGTTTGAAGTGAATTTCTTCTTCCCGAATGGCATTTGCTGGTACGACAAAAAAGGGAGAAAACAAAACAGAACGGTTCGCTGGGAAGTTCAGTACCGCGTCTATGGCTCTGGTTCTGGATGGTTGAGCAAAACCGGCTCGTATAATACAAAAAATATAAATGGTCTTGGTTTTACTGAGCGCATCACGCTGAGTTCTCCTGGCCTTGTTGAAGTGCGATGTCGACGCACTAACGAGCAGGGACAGGATAACAGCCGCGATAATATGTACTGGCAATCGTTGCGTGGCCGCCTTCTGACCTCGCCGTCATCGTACGCTGGCGTAACGACGATGGGTGTCACGATGGAAACAGGCGGCAAGCTGGCCGCTCAGTCCGATCGCCGGGTGAACGTGGTAGCGACAAGGATTTACGACACTGGCGCACCAAGAAGCATCTCTGGCGCCCTGTACCACGTTGGTAACTCGTTGGGGCTGGATATGGACACCGACGCCATTGATGCGCTGGAAAGTGCGTACTGGACGCCTGGCAATGAGTTTTTCGATTTCGAGACGACTGACAGCACATCTGCGCTGGAGGTTTTGCAGAAGATAGCCAACGCCGGGAAAAGTTATTTTCTGCTGACGGACGGGCTTGCTTCGGTTGCGCGTGAAGGCGTAAAGCCATGGTCCGGGGTTATCAGTCCGCATGAGATGACTGAAGACCTGCAAACTGCATTCGTTGCTCCCTCCGGTGACGATTATGACGGCGTTGATGTAACGTATATCAACGGAACGACCTGGGCTGAGGAGACGGTACAGTGCCGGACCCCGGATAATCCAACCCCTGTCAAAATCGAAGACTACACTCTTGATGGTGTGCTTGATCGTGATCGCGCGTACCAAATCGGCATGCGCCGGTTGATGAAGTATCAGCAGCAGCGGCTGACCCATACGACATCTACTGAGCTGGACGCACTTTGCTATAACATCGGCGACCGTATCGTGCTGACTGACGATATACCCGGTAGCCAGACGGTCAGCACACTGATTGAGTCGATGGCGTCTGTGGATGGCACAACGACATTCACGGTGACAGAGCGGCTTGACTGGTTGTTTCCAAATCCTCGCGTGCTGATTCGTTATCAGGATGGTTCGGCTTCCTCACTAATGGTGGCGACCAGTGCAGGTGATTACCGGGTTTCCGTACCTTACCTGGCGACGTTCGATGACATGATTCTTGATGATCCCGGCATTGAACCGCCACGCCTGATTTTCTGCGACTCTTCACGAGTGGGCTATAACGCTCTTGTCTCAGAGATAGCCCCGCAATCTGACGGCACATGTCAGATAACGGCGAAACAGTATAAAACCAGCTTCTACGATCACGACAATGCAACATATCCCGGCGATACAGCCTGATTTCACCTACTTAACTATCACCCGCTTCGGCGGGTTTTTTCGTTTATGAGGCTCATATGACGACTTATAACACCGGCAACTCGCTGGGATCTGCTGCTGCAAAAGACCTTAACGATAACGCGCAAAACATGGATTATCTGATGAATGACCAGGTGAATGATCGACGCAATGATCGTCTTGGACATTCCCGTAAAACCTGGCACGGTATGGAGTCAGCTCATGAGAAACAACTTGCCCGCTTTTCTGCTGCCTTTCAGGAATTTCTTGTTAAGTCCGGATATGACTTTCTCGGCGATTACGAGGACGGTCCTCTTACTTTCACTGCACGAAATCAGACAATCCGGTATCAGGGGCAGTTCTGGAGACTGAATACAGCAACGGATGTTCCATTCACGACCCGCGGAACGGATGCCATAAGCTGGGCAGAGGATGTTAATCATCTGGTCCTGATGGACGCTGACATGCTGCGTCAGGAACTGGCACTACCGGATGGAGCCTGGCTGGTAGGACTGGGTGATTTGACGCTGGGTGAGATACTGGCTCAGAAAATCTTCATTATTGTCATTACCGGACAGTCGAATGCAGTCGGTGCAAATAGTGGAGGGCCTAATCCGGCAAGCGATAAAATCGTTATCTGGGATGGTGCAACGGGCGACTGGGGAAGCAGTGATTATACCCGTCCACCGCTGTCACGCTCCAGTCCGAACGGGAACGGCGGCAACAACAATATAGCGCTGGCATTTGCACATCGCCTTGTGGATGAGTTTAAGGCAGAAAAGGTGTTCATCATCTATGATGCGGCAGGTGGGCGTTCCATTGAGGACTGGACAGGGGAGGGGGTTAACTCAGTCCGCTACGCAGCGATAAAAGGCAAGGTTGAAGCGGCGCTGGCCTCACCGGAAATTGTCGCCACAGGGAAGACGAGAGTCGATATGGTTGTCTTTGCGCAAGGGGAAGCTAACGGACTGACAGATACCATTACGGATTACCGCAGCAAGCTTGCCACGCTGGACAGGCAGTTTCGTGCTGAAAGCTGGATGTCTGATACCACACCGATGTTTATCATGGGTATGAGCGGATTACACATGCGTTACCAGGTCTGGCAGGCGCAACTGGATTATTGTGAAAACCACAACCGCAACTGCATTTATGTGAACTCTGCAGGACTAAAGACACAATACGACGTTGATGGTGCGGGAGATTACACGCACTGGCTGGGTACATCCCTTTGGGAACATGGCTATTATCGAATCTGGCAAGCACTGCATGAACGCGGGGTCACACACCGCCATACTCTTGCAGCGTTCTCTGCCCGGGGGGCGGGTCCGTGGAGTGGCGAGGCCATCGCGCTGGCAAAATTTTCGAGCCTGGTAAGTGCAGGCTCCACGACGGGTGATTTTCCGGCGAACGGCCCTGCTGCGTCGCACGCGATTCACTGGGGATACCAGTGTCAAGCGACAAACTATTCTTTGGCTGGCGGCTATCAGAACATGATGGATACTGGCGCTAATTATTCTGTTTCCTGGGGACGCCTGAACACGTTCAGTGCAGTCGCGCAGTACTCATCTGCATTTGGATATGGCAACACGATTAATGCGCCTTATGCCTTTGCTGCTGGGCGAGGACATACTATAGCGGATCCGTATTGCGCGGCTCTCGGGTCTTTTTCTGAATACAAAACCTCACTCGAAGACCCAGTGCGTTTTCAAGTGGGGACAGGAAAATCGGAAACCTTACCTAAAACCGGCTTTGCCGTCTTTGAATCAGGGCGCGCTCTGTTTTCAGGTAACATCGATTTCAGGACAGACAATGCTTTCTCTGTTGGAACGCCAGGCGCCCGCGCGTCAGTTATCTATGCGGGTACTGCAGCAATCAACACCTCTGATATAACGACGAAAAAATCACGTGGAGCGTTAACCGATGCTGAATTACGGGCATGGGCTAAAGTGCCGCCGACAATTTATCAGATACTGGAGTCACTGAATGAAAAAGGTGAGGACGCGCGGCTACATGCAGGGCTGATTGCACAGGATGTTGCTACGGCGTTTGAATCTGAGGGGCTGGATCCGCGCCGTTACGCGTTGTTCTGTGAAGACGAAATATTCGAAGAAGTATTCGAACCTCAAATCAGGACTGTTTCACGTCAGAAGCGTGGGCCGGGAGTTATCAGGGAGTCCGGTATTGTTGACGGCGTAGAAGTTACGGTCGAGCGTAGAGTCGAAGACGCGCTTCAGTACAAGCTTGTTAATGATGAGTTCGTGCCAGAGATTGAAGAAGTGGAAGAGACAGTGATGATTCCGGTTCGAAAGTCAGTTGGGATACGCCTCGGGCTGCGTTATACAGAATGCCTTATTTTTGAAGCTGCTTATCAGCGCTCTGTCAGCACTAAACTGGCGGAGCGCCTTGATGAGCTTGCTGTTCCCGCACGTTACGCAGCCAGGTGCGGGAACAGTGATAGCTAAAATCCAACCCGATCAGTATCTATTCCACTTTTCCGACGAACATATCAGGGCCAATCTACTGGATGTCTATGGCACTACCGGGGCGGGGTCAGTCCAAAATGGACTCTGAGGTGTCTGTTAAATCCGTGGCGATTCATCTACTGTTCATCGCTCAGTTAGCTTTTATCCGTTCCCTCCACTTCTTACGCAGCATACATACTTCGTTGCTGGCCGAAGCGTCATACTTTCGTCGGTAA